CTGTGATACCACCTTTAGCGCCTGTGAATGCAACGTTAGGGGCAGTTTCAGCGGCGGCAACAAGTGTTTTCATTGTTGCTAGGTCGAAACGTTTCGCTAATGCGCGTCCAAGCTCAGTAGAGTATACAGAACGTACGTCATAGTGATTTTTCAACTCATCGATATTAGCGATGAAAGTTGAAGCGATAAGCATATCATCAATAGAGATGGTGCGCTCACCGTGTTTGATTTGTTGAGAGTAACCGTTACTTGATTCAAGAACGTCTTCTCCAACCGTGAAGTATTTCGCGTCGGCTGTGCCAATGACAGGGAATTGAGCTTCCTTACCTGAAGAAATAGTGCGAACGGTATGAAGGTCTTTCATAACATTAGCTTCTTCAAATGTGGTCAGGATTTCATTGCTGAATACTTTGAGAAACAAAGCATCGTCATTACCTGTAGCATTGATTTGACCTAAACGAGATACTGAATTTACAGCTCCATTTGCCATAGTTTTTTATCTCCTTATTTTTAGGGGGTTATTATTGGTTTGTTATGTTTTTGCCTTTTCACACATTTCCAAAGATGTTATCCCTCGCAAGGGGCATCTATTTACTTTGTATTTATTACGACGAAATTAATTAGAAGAATTACTTCTTCTTTTTCTTAGGAAAGCCTTTCTTCATATTAGAATATGCTTTCTTAGAAACGGTTGAATTCTTTTTACTGCGACTTATTCCTAGTCGTTTACGTCTATTTATATTTTCGTATAAGCTCATAATTATCTACACTTCCATCTACGGAGCGCCAACGCTTTGCGAGTTGGACGCCCCTTTGAATCTTTCATAGCTCCTTTGGCTCCTTTCATACGAGCGCAAAAAGAACGCCGACGAGCGGCGCGTTTACCCTTAGGGTTCTTTTCTGTGACAGGGGCTTTGAGATTACTACCTGTTTTTGAGTTGTAGTATTTTCTCCCTGCCGCTGTAAGTCCGCCTTTTTTAGACTTATGTTTGCTTCGTAGAGAGACGCCTTTTCGTTTCATTATTTAATTTGTGATGAGCCAAAGTAAAACCCGATAATTGCATATAGGGCTTGAATAACAGATGGGTGTAACAAAAATCCTTGTTGGGTTTCGTAGACTTCTTTAGAGAATATCCACCAACCTTTGGTAACTTCGACAGTTACACCTGCGTTAGTGAAAGCCATAATAAAAGGAACAATAACAATCGCAAAGAGTACGGTTGCTACGATACCACGACGAACCCACACACCACCACGTCCTGCGGCACGGTCAGCGCTGTCATCAGCGGCGGCTTGTTTGTCCAACATCATTTTGACTTGGGCTTGTTGAGCTTGAACCATAGAGCCAATGAGCTTAAATATAAAGCCACTAACTCCTCCACCAAGCATTGCTAATAGAGAGTTTTCCATAATTAATCTAAGTTAGAGATTGAAAGTCGTTGTTGTACTTGATTACGAAAAGCAGGGTCGGTTTGATACTGCTTTGAGCGCATAGCTTCAGTTACTTGTGCGCGTGAAGTGTAAGGTGCTACAGCAGAACCATTAGTTGACCCTTGCATTGGGGTTGGTGCTGAAGTTCCTTTGTATTGAGCATAGAGTGCTTTTACAGCGAACTTAGCTTGGTCTACTGTACCGCTCTCAACTGTTTCGTTGTAAGCTTCTAGGTCGGCGTCGCTAAGAGACTCAGATGCCCATTCAGACATTTGCTCGTATTCTTCTTTGCCTCCTATTTCACTATAGATAGCTTGAGACTGTTGCTCCAAGATTGCTTGTTGTCCTGCAATGTATTGGTCAACCATTTCTTTACCTAACCCAACTTCCGCTAACTTTTCGTAAGTTGCTTCAGATAATTCACCTTTGTCAGCAAACTCTTGTGATGCAATTTCAACTGTGTTTAGTTGAGGGTCATCACTTACTTGTTCAGACTCAGCGACTTCTTCTTCGCCTCCTGCTTCTTCACCACTAGATTGTTTTTGTTCTAGTTCGTTATAAGCCTTCGCCATATCTTCGACGGATTGAAACTTCTCAGGAAGCCACTCAGGGCGTTCCGCTGAAACCTCGTTAGTTACCTCCTCTGTTTGAGAAGCCTCTTCTGCCTTGGCGTCTATAGCCGCGGCTTCTTGCTCAAGAGTAATATTCTCTGTAGCCGTTGTGTCGTTTATTTCTTGTTTTTGATATTCTGCCATAATTACTGTTCACCTTGCATGGTATTATCGGGGTTATTTACTGTATCAGACAACGCCTTCACCCCTGCGGGCGCCGCCTTCTCTAAGAGTTTCATCTGCTGTGCTTGCTCCATTTCAGCCTGCATAGCTTCTCTATCTTTAATAAGACCATCTGTCTTGATACCAAGCGCAGTAGCCCTACGAGCGAAATACTCATTTACATTAACAAACTGTGCTACAGCTTCGGCGCCGACTATTTGCGCGGCTCCTGCTAAGAACAAGTCTAGCTTTTGTAAATCATTGCCTCGTCCTAATGCTTCAACACCTGTAATGATAACAGGATTGACAACATCTTTCGGAAGCTTCGGTAATTTCTTAGTTCTATTGAGAACTTCTAAAAGTCTATTAACAAGCGGTAGTTGTAATTCATTACTCAACAACGAATACAATCCTCCTAGAGCGGACTCTAGTTCCTGAGATAGCATTCTAATTTCCTCTGCTGTAACGCGCTCTGCATTACGGACAACACCTGAAGTAAGGAGGAAAGCTTGACCTAAGCGCTCTTTGATAACATTGATTGTCTCTTGAGCAACTCTGAAGTCGTTTTGTTTTTGTGTTTGTAGTACAGTAACATCAGCGGCGTTACCTTGAACGATAGCACCGTTAGGCGCCTCAGCTAATGTCTTAGCGCGTGTTGTTCCGTTAGGATTAACAAGGAACAAAGTCTTAGCGGCAACAGCAGAGCCTTCAACAATAGCTTGTGTTAAAGCTTCTAAAGATTGTAAGTCACCTAAATATTCTTCTACATAACCACGTCCATAGTCTTCTCCATCTATTTTAGAGAATCTAAGAGCGATGAAAGGAGCTTTATCAATATCAAACGTCCCTTCTGTTTCAGGTACGCGAACGCCGTTAATGTCTTGGAATAGATGCCACTTATTATCTTCACGCACAAGCGCAGTATATAAAGTACAAGTCGCACTAGGCGCTTTGCCTGAGGCAAGAGATGCCTGCTTAATTTCATCAGATAAGGTTTCATAAGATACTTCTTCTTTCGTTGCTAATTTAATTACATGACCCATTGGGTCGCGTTTTACGACATAACGGTCTAAATGGAAAACTCGCATACCGCCTTCTTTGGGTATGTAAATCAAAGCATTTCCTGTGACAACCAACTGCTTCAACGCTTCGTGAATACCTACGCGATAAGACTGCTGAGATATCTCATTCATAATAGTCTCTTCGACTTGCTGTAGGGACTTTTCTATTTCAGAAATAAGAGCTTCGTCTGCTCCTTCTTCTTTAATAGCAAATTTGTCGATGTTTAATCTAAAGAAAGGGGCGTTAGGTGGGAGCAGGGCTAATAGTAATTTAGATGCAAGGTTGTTAACTCCACGCGCACCAACGCCCGCAAAAGGTGTTTCTAAACGGCTTGATGCACCAAAGCCCTCTTCGGGCATTATGTAGGGTAGTGTAAGTTTTGAAGCTGTTCTTGCTCTTTCTAAATATGAGATTCTGTCGCCCTCACATTTGGTATATATTTGTTCTGCTGTATAATGCATAATTATTCTTCTTCTGCTTCGTCACCGTAAACTGTATGTTCACCTTCGATAACGGGTTGGATTTCAGACTCCTCTTCGTAGTTGTGGGTAAGGTTTAGTTCGCTGACGGTATTGTTTTCTTCTTCGTCTGTTAATTGAACAAACGTAACATCTAAAGCGAATTTATTTTCTGTAGTTAAAAGTAAAGGCATATCAATCCATTCACCGCCTGTGTGTTGCTTACCTCGCGCTGTAGCCTCTTCCAATGTATCGTAAAGAAGATACTTATAATTAGGATTGGGGTTTTCTTGAAGTTCGTCAAAGTAAGTTGTCATAGTTACATATTAGGTACAAGAGGTGCAAGACGTGTACTAGCGTCCATTATTTCTTCGTCGGTTAAGATACCTTGGAAAAGTAAAATAGCTTTTAGATAAAAAGAGCCTCTGTTAGTGTTACCTGTACTACGTCCTGTCTGCGCACCTACAGAATAAAAAGTATAAGCACCGTCGGTGTGTGTAGGTGGGTTTGTACCATTATTAAAGAAGGTACTAATCGAACTTGAATTGGTAGCGTCAAGATTACCGTTTACATAAATTTTTCTAGGAGCGCGTAAGTTTAAAGCAGACACAGGCGAAGTAACTGTATGCGATGTCGCTATAACTTTGAAATTTGTATTTGTAGCTATGTGACCATAATTAGTTGTCGCGGCGGAACTTCCATGACTATTAGTAAACCTATCCTGCGCCTCCCATCGGTGGTAAGCATTCTCTAGAACACACCCTGAGAAATCATCGTCTGTACTTGCAGAAGACCCGTGAGGATGGTGTAAGCCTGCCACACATGGTTCGCTGTTGTATGGGTCGTTGGTATTTCCGTGTTTTGCAATAACAAGAAGCTGAGTGAAACTATCGCCGAAGTCTATACCTAGTTTTGCTTTAGTTCCTTTGACTTCCATGTGCATACCTGTGTATTGCCCTGAGCCTCCGAATTTTACTGACTTACCTGTGCCTTGATAATAAAAAGAAGTACCTACTCTTACCCCCACCACGGGCATATATGCTGTACTCATACCTTGCCAATGGGTTAAGTCACTACCCGCTAATGCGTTGGGACTTTGGTTAAATAACTTTTCATGGTAGGTAGTATTATACTGAGGTAGCGTTGTATAGCTACCTAAGTCAAAATATTGTGCCGCTGTAACACTATATTGAGAGTATCCTTGGCGTAAGCCTACTGTATTACCCCCACTTCCATATAAATCCCATGGACTATAGACCGCCGTAAGTCTTGGGTCGTTTAAGAAATCCCATTGATTAGTTGGGACTAACGACTGCACTTGTGGCGACACAAGGGGAGACACTTGGGAGTATACTTGGCTCATTTATATTGATTGAACAGAAATATAAAGAGGATTACCGTAAGTAGTTGCTATGATACCTAACTCAGGAGCAGTAGAAACAAACTTGAATCCTCCTGCCTCTGTAAGTTCTGCATCAGTAATATCTACCCATTCAGTTCCTATTTTTTGCTGTAATTTCAACGTACGCGTACCCCATGTAGAAGAACAAGAAGCGAGTAAAACTCCTTCGCCTCCATTCCACTCGAATGGTTGTCGGGTAGTTGTGGTCAAGCCGTCAACGATTTTTCCGAAACCTTGCATATTAGTAATTGATTCCTGTTCCGCCTGATACACCTGTATTAACAGATGGTTTACGACGAATTGTTAACGATTGTACACCGCGCCTTTTTCCTGTTGCTCTACTCTCGCGTCTTGCAGAAGTATCAAGCTTCTTTACCTTCTTTGTAGGAGGAGGAGGCGGAGCAGGTGGGGGAGTCGGCTCAGGCATTTTTGGTGATGATAAGCACATTATTTATTATTCCAATTTGAGTATATTATCGGTTTGTTCTTCCCGTTTACCGCGAAGAAAATTTACGACAGAACGTTGTCCGCCGTGGAAATCTATATCTCTTAGACTTTTTTGCGTGTTGAAATCAGTCTTAGGAAAGATTTCATCTAGCTTTTTTATTAAGTCTTCTGAGATAGCAGGAAAAGGTGACTGCATGTCATTTTTCATATAAGCCTACTTTCTTGGGGGTTTTATGTCGTTTAATTCCTCAGGAAGTCTACCTTCTTCAATCCATTGTTTGGTTTGAATAAGACACATAGCGTTCCAAATAATGGCGCCTCCATGGTCTTCTGATTGGTCGTCTTCCATTAACTGCCACAAATGTCTATACAGACTGTCTATATAACGAGACAAAGGAATACCCTTTTGCCAATTATCGCGTCCATATTTTGTAGCACCGTCTTCGAACCGCTTAGAGACTGCTCTCAAAGCCGCGATAGGAATTAGTGAGGGCATGCCTTTACCGCTCATCGCGTCGCGTACGGCTCCTGTATCAAACTCAGAGCGTGCGCCTGAGTCGGGTAATGGTGGTGGTAGTTTCGGGTCAATTTTCATAAGGTGTCCATAATTTTATTGTTTTAGTTTTTGCATCGTAATCTCCTTTCTGAAGAATGTATGCTAGTTGAGCATTCATAAGAGCTTCGTCTTCGCCTTGCCCTTTCTTTTCGTATTGAGATACAACTGTATCCCAAGAGTACCCGCTTTTATCGAGTATCTTCTTAGCGGTAATCAAGCCCACACCTGAACAACCGCTGTAGCCATCTACAGAGTCACCCGCAAGTGTTTGAACTAAATGAAACCGCCGTGCGTCCTCCTTGGTATTCTTAATGAACTCATTCTTTAAATGATTAAACCAAGTTATAGGAAGTGTGTTAAAGTCTTTGTCACCACTAACCGCAATATATTTTCTTGGGTGTGTTGTACAAAGAATACCAATTAAGTCATCCGCCTCCATATTTTCAGCGACGGACGTATCATAATTATTACCAACCCATTCACGAACATACTTTAGTCCCATAGGTTTGCGCTTCTCTTTACGGTTTGCTTTATAAAGAGGAAACAACTTATGGCGGAATGTTCCTGAGGGTGAAAAACAAATACGAACATCATCCGCTTTTGTTTTGTTTAATATATTTTTAATAAACGTATTAACTTCTACTTGTAGCTGTGACTCCGTAGAGTGAAGCGTCCATAAGTCGTCAGTCCATTTAGTTTCTACTTCAGAGGCAAAGCAGGCGCGATACGCCATCATGTCTCCATCTATAATTGCGGTACGGTGCATTTCTTCATTGTGTGTTTGATGGTTAAGATTTCATCTTCTACCTCATGTATTTTGATGATATCTTCGTGGAACTTTTTCTTCAGTTCCCCAAGCTTGACTTCTTTCTTATCGAGTCGTGCTTGGAGTCCTTCGTAAAAAGCTTTATCGAGTTCGTCGTTGAAATTAATGTTCATTAGTGTGTCTCCTTCCAATTATTACCAACGGAATATTCACCATCTAGAGGACAAGCGAAGTTTAAGACCTCCCCTGCTTTCTTGATGGAGTCTACGAATTGCTGACCTAAAACATCAGCATCTTCGGCTTTACAACTAAACTGAACTTCGTCATGCACATTGGCATGCATCTCGTATGGTTTGGTTGCTGAATAAACAAACTCACATAGAGCTTGTTTCATAATTACCGCACCTGCACTTTGTAAAAGTAAGTTAAGGGCGGAATGCGGTGAACGGCAGGGTAACTTCCTTCCGTCTAAACCTTTTAGAATACCGTACTGTTTAACCTTACGGCGAACGGCTTCTGTTAAATAACGAACAGCAGGGTTCTTTTGCATGAAGTTTTCCTTCAATCGCGCACCGTCGTCAGCGGAACCATTAACAATAGAACCTATCTTTGCGTCCCCTGCTCCGTACAGCCAAGCGTAAATGAAAGTCTTAGCATCTGCACGTTTAGGTAATCCTGCGGCTTCTTGATTAGCTGTATGCACATCACCTTCAGTAACAATCTTGGCGTACTTACCATCGTCGTATGCTGAAAGATAATGAGCAAGACAACGAAGCTCTAAGCCTGATGCATCCGCACCAACTAATACTGAGCCTTCTTTAGCAGTAAACAACTCACGACACTCAGCACCGTAAGGTGAATTAGTAGAAGGTATTTGTCCCATGTTAGGGCGTTGATGTGAACAGCGTCCACTAATAGTGCCATTAGTATTTACTGACCCGTAGATATGTCCGTCACGCACCGATGATAGCCAAGCTTGGGCGCCTTCTGATAAAGCACCTAGTCTTTTGGATACCAATAGATACTCCAAGAGTTTCTCAGATTGTTCTGTACCAATCTCTTTGAGTACAGCTTCGTTGATGGCAGGGCGTTTACCTTCGTAGGACGCAGGCTCCCATCCCGCTTTCATTAGGCGGTCAGCAATTTGGTCACGACTATTAGGATTGAATGGTATCTCTCTTGTCTTGTAGTCACCTTGAAAACATTCTTTAGCTTTGTAGCCTGATTCAAGCATTGCTTTCTTAGTTGGGAACTTATCGCCGTTAGCGTTTACCCACCAACGAGACTTGAGTGTTTCAGTAGCAGGCTCGAATACTTCTTGGAGTTCTAACTCTAACTCTGCACGACGCTCCATCAATGTTTTGTTAAGTTGTTCAGCCTTTTTAGTATCGAATGGGAAACCGTTGTACTCTTGTTTACGAATATGTTTTGCGAAGTCATGCTCAAGCTTAACCATTTGTGGGCTAGGATTCTGACTCATCAACCATGTGTACAAAGCGCCTGTGACTCGCACGTCTTGTTCGCAGTAGTCCTGCATTTGATGTGACCACGCAGACCAATCAGAAGTTTCGCCAAATTCACCTTTAAGAATATTTAGACGTTGCCCCCAAGCTTTTAATGAATGAGAACCGATTAACTTTGTTGGGAAATCATCTCGTTTGAAATCATCGTTTCGTAAGTCAGGATAAATACAACGAGAAAGAATAATTGTATCGGTAAGGTTTGGATGCCCAAAACCATAGAGTTTGAATAATGCGGGAATATCAAAGCTGATAATATTATGTCCGATAATTTCATCAGCGCTATTTAATAGTTCGATACCTTCTTCTATATTCCCTCCACTTTGGTTGTTGAAGGAATGCATAGTGTTGGTATCTCTATCTAATATAGATAAAACGAAAACTTCTTTTAGGTCACTTAGTTTTGCCCAA